CTGCTGGGTCGGCTTCCAGCTCCTTTCTGAGCTCCTCGAATAACTGCCGCTTGGTTGTCATGCTTCCGCCACTCCTTTGTTGTAGTTGTAGAATGCCTTACGCGCCTCAACAGCCTTGAGGAGCTTCTGCTGTGTGCGCTCTACTGCCTCGAGGACGTCTGTGACGCACCAGAACTTGATGACACCAGGTGGTGCAGGCTCACTAGCCTCCTGGATGCACCTAAGTGAGCTATCTCGTGCAGTGCGCCACTGCCAGCGCGCCATCTGATACTTGGCGCGATACAGATCTCGTTCGTCTGCCACCTCCAGCACGTGGAAGGAGATGCACGCAAAGGCGATCTCGCCGTTCAGTGTGAAGGTATCGCCTTCCTCCAGCTTGTCGTTGCACTGATACAAGTCGTACAGCGCACCATGGAGATGCTGGCGTGTTTCATCGAGTGCCGATGGCCGATCGATATCCCCTTCAGGATAGCGATAGATCAGATGCCCGCCGACCTCACCAAGCTCCTTGATGTGGTAGAAACCACGTTCATCCGATTCGATTGTCCAGACAGTCATTTACCTATTCCTTTCTGTCGGTAAGTATCAGTTGAAGCCCTTGAGAGGCGTCTTGGTTGCTTCTGCTTCCGTCATACCAGCTGCTCCTGAATCGCTTCCATGTCGGTGAGGTGACTCATGATCTCCGTGAAGTCTGCGTCTGCACCCTCCACGTCAACCACCCCAATCTCGCGCACACGCCTGTTTACGAGATCTGCCAGCCGATCAGCTTGACGCTGTGTTAGAACCAGAACCTTTTTAGCCATGTCACAATTTACCCCTCTGTTTGTCTAACCACCTATATTATAGCAGGTGACCATTAGGTCAATCAACTGTCAAAATGATGGTCCTCATAGGGTAAAAATGAGGGCTGCCTTGTAGGGCAGCCCTCGTGCGATGCGACGCGACGCGACGCGACGCGAGAGGCTACGGTAGAAACTTGCTGCTCAGGAAGTACTTCTCCGTGAGGATCTTGTACTCCTCCTTGAGCGGTGTATCGTTGCTGCCGTCGATGATGAGCCACAGACGAAGCACCTCGAACATCTCCACCTCCGACTCCACGTTCAGAGTCTGGATGTAGCCGGTGGGAATATCGTAGAAAGTAACTGTGTGGTGCATCTGCAACGGATCGTTATTGGGGTCGAGTGTCTGACTGACACGCCCCGTGACCTCGGTGTCGCATGCACGCAGGTGATAATGCATATCCATGGTGGTTAACACAGCTCCTGTGAGGTGTAAAAAGGTGGGGAGCAGAGGGACCGCCCAACAAGGAGAATCCTGTTAGGCCTCTGCTCCCCTAGTCTTGGCTACGCTAGTAGCCGGACGGGATTGTTTTACCCAATCATGCAGCTTCCACATGGCTGCGTTCGTCGATGGCCTCGGGATCGGTCTCCGCCATCTCCGCCGCAGCCATATTGGCTGCGTTGGTATGCACGGCGTTGATCGCCGCCGACATTGCAGTAACAACGCTTGTCGGCATCTCGCTGCCCAGAGGCCGCTTGACGATCTGAGTCAGCACGTTACGGACGTGCTGGTAGAGAATGCCCAGATGTTTGGAGATCTGAGCACGTGTGTAGCCGTCAGCATTCATCCGCCGGATCTTCGCGGACTTCGTCGGAAGGAAGCTCAGCATGGTATCGTAGTCGGCGTGCACCGGCCACGTCTTCGGTGCCAACCTTGGATCGCTGGACGTCTCCGCCCCGTTTTCCATGTCACTCACCATCGCCGCGCTCTTGCCCTGAGGTGTCGCAGAGACACCCACAGCAAGTTCCTCCGGAGTCTGTGCAAGAACAGGAGTATTCTGCTCATGCACGTTGGTCGATTCGACCACCTCACTGGTGACCTTGTTCTCCGACTCGTCGAGCGCAGGTTCCTGCGCCTCGTTGACACGCTTGGCCATATTATAGCTCCTGATGCAGTTGTGAACGAACAAAGTAGGCACGTATGAGAGCTAGTTGCATATCGCTGCTCTCATTGTGGGTATTATATCATATGAGCATCGATGACCACAAGGGGCAAAATGATGGGCAAATTAGGTTAAATTGCTGTCGCAGCATTGTGGCCTTGCAGCCCACTTAACGGGGAGAAAACTAAGTTGTTAGGGGACGGGCGCGCGATTGGTTTTGCCCTATACAGTGCCTCAGCTAGGCGGCCCAAGCTCTTCGCCGTCGTTGAGAGCGCCGTCGTTGAGAGTGCCGTCGTTGAGAGTGCCCGTTCTGCCTACCTGTCTATTGACTAGTAGTTGTAGTTCGGCGATGATGTCCCTGGGATCGTTGGAGTCGATGTTCATGCAGCAGGCTGCTGCGCTTAAAGCCTCATGCAGGATGTCAGACTCCATCATGTACAGAGGCTTGCGAGTGTCGGGGCTGAAGATCACACGCTGAGGTCTCCCAATGAGGGCTGTCGCGTTCTCCAGCTGGACACCTATTGTGTCGATGACGCGGACTAGACCCTCACCTAATTTGACACACGCTTGGAGCTCCTTAATGGCGCCGATGTTATTGTGGTGTATGTCAGGCATCTGCGATTTGCTCCCTTTTTGTGCTGCTATCATTATATAGCATGGTCATCAGGGCAATCAAGTGTCCAAATTATGGGCGACCCATAGATTTGACCTGTGCGCGCTAGCTGTTGCTGTTGCTGCTGCCCTTCTCGGCTTTGTACTTTTCGTAGGCGATCCGCGTCATCTCCTCGTCGCGTGCTAGCAACTCTTCCTCAGTCAAACCCGCCTCGTCATCAGGGTCATCTGCTACGGCAGGTTGTTGTTGCTCTGCCTGCTGCTGTTGTTGAACTGTCCCTATCGTCGGGTGGAGGCTTAAGTAAGGGCCTAGGAGAGGGTTTAGTTTGGCAGCTTCTGCCATCTGCTCGTGCAGACGTGCGTTCTCCTTGTACTGGTCACGTTGTGTCTTGGACATCATGGGGACGCCTTCGTTAATGGCTCGATAGACTACTGCCTTAGCAATACCGTGCTTCTTGTGGATCGTGTAGCCGCTTTCACCCTTGGCAGCTTCACCTGCGACAAACTGAATGACATCTGGGTCAACGCCTTTGCGGCGCCATTCGAGGTTGGATAGCTTGTTGTTGGCGCGGTTCCCATCAATCCAATCAGGCTGATAGTTACCGCGCATATCAGGTGACTTGGGTTTGAATACGGTCAGGATCAATCGGGCGACAGGGAGCTGTTTAGGTCTATAGTCCTTGTCATATAGGCCCACATGTAACTGAGCCCCACTACGGTAACCAAGGAGCTCGCTACGCGAGCGGAGATTCACGATGTAGCCTTGATCACAGGCTAGGTAAAGGCCTTCGTAGCCGGGGATCTCCTTGTAAATATGGCCCTCGCGTCGCTGGTAGAGGGGTTTTAAGGACTGGAGTATGGTGTAGTTCGGGTCATTACGCATTGTCATGAGTTATAGTCCTCCGTGATGTCATATGCGTGTCGGACGTCCGACAGGATCTCCGTGCGGCCATCCATAAACTCAACCTTCAGGACCCTTGGGTCATCAGGATGCAGCTCTTGTTCGTTCGTGTCTTCGAGGTGTTCGGATCCTGATCCTGCGTCTGTATCTGGGAGGACTTTTGGTGTGTAGATGACATTGCCGCCTATCCTGTCATAGAGGTGCGTGGTGATGTAAGGCTGCACAGGCATGTATACCTTAGGAATGTCGTCGATGTTGCGGCCTGTATCATAGACGCGCTGGAAGGTTTCGGCTAAGCCTCGAGCAGTTCGGAGATCAGGTCGCTCCTCCAGCAGCTCTGCATAACTCATGCCGCTGCTGAGCTTGTTGTTAATGAGCCTAAACTGTTCGCGTGGGATAATACTGGACCTCAGCCACCAATATAGGTTTTCTGGGCGGCAGTTTCGTGTGTCATTATTCAGGTAGTGCTGTATGAAGTTCTCATTTGGTCTTTCGCCATACACACTGCTCAGAATCGTAGCTGCCAGGACTTTCGGACCGGTTTTGCCGTGCAGTATCAGTCCTACACACATGTGCTGACCGGCTTTCGGCCAGAATGTACTAGCTTCACGTATTTCACGTCGCAGGGTAGTAAAGATCCTGCCCTTGGAGTCGCCCCAATAGGCTCCGTCACTACCTCTGATTGGGTAGAATACCTCTTCATAGTCGTTGAGGAGCCTCTTGAAGACGTCTCTGTGCTCTGGGTCATCCTCATCATCTCTGAGGGTTTTGTCTGGGTGGTCATCGGGGAGCTGCTCCCAGAGCTTACGGGCTTCTGCTGCGCGTGCTTCCCAGGCAGCTGTCTCAGGACCCCAACCACCTTCAGGTTGTGGTCCTGCATGCTTCGTGACAAACTGGCTACGTTTAGTGTTGTAACTGGACATAGCTATGTGCCTCTTGTGGTGTGTTCAGATCCCTATTATAGTAGAGGCACTCGAAGGTCCACAAGTGTCTAAATGATGGTCGCACACAAAAATCTCCCAGAGCTACTTTGGCAGACTACCGCCCGCTGTGCTTTAGTATTGTCTGAGATACATGCTAGATCTATCCTATCTATTTGATCAGATCTTGGAGGCGAGTCCATGCGCTACGAGCATATATAATAACTATTTAGTGGCTTCTAAGAACAGATCCTTTAGTATCAACCTATTGCTACACATTCATTTTCCCTGTCCCTTACTTGCCTACTTACTGGTAATTCCATGTCACCCCTCTCTGTCGGTGTTACTGCCTGTCTGTCCTACCGGAATGGTTATACATACAGTATTTAGGGGCCACTCGTAAGGGCTATATACAATCCTAGAGCATAGTCTCGTCTCATCGATCCGATCAAATGGATTGGATAGATAAAGTTCTGTGTAGCTACTATACTATAGCTCCTATGCGGTCCCTACAGGACAGACTTCTAGCTTTCGTGGGTCAAACACTAGTTTGCGAATAGGCATATTGCTTCTCCTTCCACCACTATTATAGCGCAGGACCATAGAGGTCCTCAAGAGGGCAAATTGCGGTCGACCAAGAGAATTGACTAACTCCCCACAGAACTAGTAATTGTACGTCCAACAATCCCGACGTGACAAGCCAGGCGGGCTCAAGGACGACATGACTAGTCGGTCTACCGCACTAACCAGTGGACACTAACCAGTGGACGATTCACTGGCGACGAGCCCCCGTAAGCGGGCGACCTACCAAGACTGGCTGGACATGACTAGTCCGGTCCCTCAGGGGTAAAAGCAAGGCACCTTACGGTGCCCTGCTCAGCACAGCTAGACCGCTGGGACTTCTTGCCAGTCCTGGATCGCCTTCTGGTACTTTGCCTGTACCTTCCTGAAGGTCTGTTCAGGTGTGTCAAGTCCGTGGATCGGCTGAACCATCCACTGCGACCCGACTCGGTAGATGAACGCCCTACGTGGCATCTTGATCCACTGCGACCCAACTCGGTAGACGAACGTCCTATGTGGCATCTTGATCCAGTTCCGAGCGGCTGCGATAGCCTGTTCCTTCTGTGCCATGATCAGATGTCCGTGTGGATGCTCAGGCTGACACCACTGAACTTGTAGTGCCGACGCAGTTCCCAGTACCCGAACCAAGGTACTACCGCGACAGCGACCCCCGCGACAGCCCAGCGACATATGTGCATGATATGTGCCGCGTGAACTACCTGATCCTGCAGTAACTGTACGTTGTTCATGTTGTAGACCTACCTGTCATTGTTGAGGAAAGGAAGAGGGAGGTCTTACGACCTCCCTCCCTGTTAGTCAGGCGCCCTTGATCGGCGTCACGAGCACGTTGCGCACGTGCTGATAGCGGATGCCCAGCGCCTTGGCGATCGCGTACCGCGTCATGCCGTCACGCGCCATTGCGCGGATCTTGGCGCTTTTGGTCGGCAGCGCCTCATATGGGTTGGTGACAGCGACAGGCACGTCGTAGTTCTCGACGAGGTTGTTGTCGGTGTCAGTGTTGGTGGTGTCGGACATCTGTATGACCCTCATGTTTGTCCGATGACCCAATGCCATCGTACAAAGATATTATAGTATAGACCATAAGGACCACGCAAGTAGGCAAATGAGGGTCAAACGATTGGCATTTTTAGGTAGCTACCACCCGTACATGATTTCAGGAACGGCGAAATCCCGACGTGACCTGCCCCCTGACATGGTTTTGACATTTGGGCAATCCCGACGTGACCTGCCCTGACCAGGTTCTGACCTGCCGGGCGGTGCCCTGGGGCAGGTCTTACCTGACTATGACCTGCCCTGGGGCAGGTATGACTAGTCCTGACCAGCGGTTAGTGCTGGGCTGCCAAGCGCAGAGGGCTTAGCTGGTCTGCCAAGCGCTGAGCGCTTAGCTGGGCTGGGTCACGGAATTCGCTTAGCTGGGCTGCCCAGCGAAAAGGGCGGGGCTCAAAAAGCCCGGCCAAAAAAGGCCTGGGACTTAATTGTCCCAGGCCCTTTTTGTCCTAGTCCCTAAAAGCCCTAGTGGGCCATTTTGGCCCTGGGCTTTTCAGCTACGCCTTTTTTGGTGGGCTGATAAGCACATTACGCACGTGCTGGTAACGAATGTTCAGCTTTTTGGCAATTTGGTAACGAGTAAGACCTTGTTCAGCAAGGTAACGAATTTGTGCAGATTTGGTAGGAAGAGTAAGATAGGCGTCAGCATTGTTCAGAGGCACGTCATAGTTGGTTACGAACTCGTTCATATCTGTAACTCCTACTAGTGATGAACTGTTTCATCACTATACATAATATACGCGGGTTCGCATTATTACACACGCGCAAAATTCGCTTAGCTGCTATGCGAAAAACGCTTGGGTCCGAATGTGTTAATTATGACCGCGAAATGGACCGAATCGGCAGCGCCCGGAGGCTTCACCAAAATCCTAACTTTCCATCCTGCAAACCTGAAGGGCCATATTGCGGAATAACCAGGTCTCAATTTATCTACTATGGCGGACTCTTTTTTCCTTGACATTCCCTATTTGCCCAGACTATAATATAGGGGTAGAGAGTACCAGGGCTTAATGACCAACGTCTCAAGCATCACCAAGCCTGTCATGCCCACACGGGCGCAGGTGATTCGCGAGGCGAACTCGCGGATCCCGGTGAACGACCTTGGACTGCCCGATGGGTACTACAGGAGCGACCTACTCTCACCAGGACTCGCGGTCAAGGGCATCCTAGTCCCAAGTGAACTCCAATCCCAGGCAGACGAGGCAGACGAGGCAGACGAGGCAGACGACAAGGGCGTCCGCGATCATGACACGCAAGAGCAGAGGGATGCGGGGCATCTCAGTAGGTCTGGGGACAAAGGTAGCGAGGCCGTCCAGAGGGAGCTCGACTTCCAAGCAGAGCGGGGGTCACAGGGACTCAGCTCACACAGTACAGCTCCCCCAAGCGATGGGTCCCAAGGGTCCGAGCAAGCCCTACGCTCCGCAGAGCCCGCAGAGCCCACACAAGCCGCGGACTCCAACCAGGCCGTAGGTTCTGCGGTCGGCTCTCTCATCAGCGATGACTATCGTTTGCCTGTCATCGTGTTCCATGAGGCGGTCCTCCGTAGCGCGTACATCCCTCTGAACTATGACGAGGGGTACCCCGTAGCGCCCAACGGTAAGCCCTTCTGGCAGCAGCTGGACTGGGAGCCTTTGGACGCGTTCGTCGCCTTCCAGGCCTACCTGGAGCAGGGGACCTTCGGTGCGCGCCAGTTGTTCTTGCTGCAGAGCCGTCCAGCACTACAGCAGCGCATCCTCATAGCGCGCCAGCGCATGAACACGGAAGCCAGCAGCCTAGAGGCGCGTGGAGGCATCTACCTCCCCGAGGAGCAGCGCGAACCCCCGGGGTCCTCTGACTGCCGCAGTGCTGACCAGGGATCACAGCCACCTCGCGCTCGATTCACTGGCGAGAGTCCCCGCAAAGGCGGTTCACAGGCAACAGGCACCGATCGCTTTGGTCCTGGACTAGATGAATCCATCAGCTGGGAGGAGGCCGAGCGGCGTGAGAAAGAGGATCTCGCCGCCGCCGAGGCCGCCAACAAGGCTGCCCTAGCAGGCAGCGGCTTCCTCCCGGACGTCATGGCAGATGACGCCCTTGCTGACACCTCCTTGATGGATCAGCTTCTCCATCACGGCGTGGATCATGGTACCCTTGTGGAGTGGTACTACCTGTACCACTGGGGCCCCCGCGCTGCCGCCCACGACATGTTCTACGTAGACTCGATCCGCAAGGGTCGTGAGACTATGGCTCTGCAACTGGAGAACACCCATCTCCAGGATGCAACCAAGATGTATCGAGGCCTCCAGGAGGTCTTCGATCCGAATAACGTGAAGTACCAAGATGAGAACGGGGACAGTGTCTTCTGGAGCAGGCTGTCCCGTTCCCCGAAGACGGCGGTAGAGCTGTTAAAGGCTCTCGTGTCCATCCAGCGTCTGAGTGTGGGTCTTTCGCCCGAGAGTCCCTCACAAGCGCTGGCTGGCGAAGGGGCTGGTAGCCGACGCAATGGACGGCGTTCGGTTGCTGCAGAACCCCCTGGTGCTGATGACGTGCGTGTTCCGGCGAGCATGCGAATCCATCAGGCACGAGCGCTGAGCGCCCCGGGGGCCGTGAACAACTCACGCGCGGCAGTTCCGGCTCTACCGTCGCACAATCCTGCAGGTGTGCATAGCGCCCCTGGTGGCCGTGCCAGTGCCGCAATCGCCACTGCTGCTGATGATCGTGCACGTCGCATCGCGCGCCTGTTGGACATTGCAAGAGCACGGCGCGCCGGGGCAACACATCCTCTGGAGCACTCGCAGTGAGTAGCACCAGCGCCAGCGGCGAGCACCTCCAGGTCTTCAGTGACACGCCCGATATTGCTGCCCTGCTCCCCTATATGACAGAGGACGAGGTCCTTCAGCTTGAGGACATGCTGAGCGACATCTTTCTCCCACCGTGGGAGCCCCTGCCAGGGCCCCAGACAAATGCCATCACGACTCTCGCCGACGAGACCTTCTATGGTGGCGCTGCAGGCGGTGGCAAAACCGACCTGCTGCTCGGGACTGCCCTGATCGACCATTTCGACACGATTATCTTCCGCCGTGAGTTTGCCCAGCTTAAGGGCATCAAGAAGCGTGCGGCAGAAATCTATGCCAACTACGGCAAGTTCAATGGTGCGGACTATGTATGGCGGTTCCACGAGGACCCCTATACAGGGAAGACCATCGAGCTTGGTGCCTGCCAGTTTGACGGGGATGAACAGAAGTACCAAGGGCGTCCACACGATCTCAAGGCCTTCGACGAGATCACCCATTTCACCGAAGCTCAGTTCCGGTTCCTTAAGGGCTGGAACCGTACAACGCGGATTAACCCTGCAACAGGTCGCCCACAGCGCTGCCGTGTCATCGCGGCAGGCAATCCTCCGGTCTTGTCACAAGGGCAGTGGGTCATCAAGTACTGGGGTCCCTGGTTGGACCCTGAGCATCAGAATCCCGCTAAGCCCGGGGAGCTGCGTTGGTTCGTAACCGACGAGCTGGGCGAGGACAAAGAGGTCCCCGACAATTCCCCCATCTGGATGACCATCGACGGAGTCCCTCAGTGGGTCCATCCGACTTCCAGGACCTTTATCCGTGCGAAGATTCAGGACAACAAGTACCTGCTTGAATCCGGGTACCTGTCGGTGCTGCAGGCTCTTCCTGAGCCGCTGCGGTCCCGTATGCTGGGTGGTAACTTCGGTGCTCAGGAGGATGACGATGAGTGGCAGGTTATCCCGACCGCTTGGATCATCGCAGCTCAAGCCCGGTGGGCGCCCTCCTACACCCAATACGTCGAGAAGCTCCGGCAGCGTAGGCTCGAAGCCAACCAGCTGACCGATCACGTGTACACTGCTGCGGACCTGCAGCATCCCGAGCTGGCTGAGGCACAAATCCTCGGAAAAGCCGATTCACTGGCAGGAGCCCCCGAAAACGAGGTCGGCAGGCAAAACGCAGACGGATCTATTGATGAAGGCCGGGGCAAAAGCCCCTCATGGCCCAAGGTCGAGACACTGTTCCCACCGCCTGTAAACTCTGGAGCTGTTTCCGGGTGGCAGATACCGACCGTCGCAATTGGGTACGAAACGCCTGAAGATGCAGCACAACCAACCAACACCGACGCCCTGCACGATAAGCTTATGGCCACAGCTCCACAAAGTGCAGGCGTGGACCTGAGCGACCTGCTCACACCCACGCAGCGTAAGGTCAATGGTACAGATGCTGTCCACTTTGTGGAGGGCCGTATCCTTGATCTACCTGGTGCTCGGGACGTGGGCGTGGATGTTGCTCGCGGCGGTCGTGACAAGACAGTTATTGCGGAACGAATCGGCTCGTGGTTCGCACCGGTCAAAGCTATCCCAGGTGCTGAGACGCCTGATGGGACAGCAGTGATTAACAAGCTAATCGCCCTAGGATATCGCGAGGCACGCTGCAAAATCGACGTGATTGGCGCGGGCAGTAGTCCTGTGGACGTAGGTCGCCTCGAGGGAATGGACATCGTCGCCATGAATGGCAGCGAGACATCCCATGCAACCGACAGGAGTGGGACCATTGGCTTCTCAAATCAGCGCGCAGAATGGTGGTGGTTGTTCCGGGAAGCTCTGGATCCGGAACTCGGTCTCAACATTGCTCTGCCTCCTGACATGGAACTTGCTGCAGATTTGGCAGCTCCTCGCTGGTCCCTGACGTCCCGAGGCATCCTTCTCGAGGACAAAAAGGCCATCAAGAAGCGGATTGGCCGCTCACCTGACCGTGGTGAGGCGCTGATCAATGCGTTTGCACAGCCAAATATCATTGGTCAGGGCTTCATTGCCTACTACCGTGAGCAGGTTCGCGTCGCAAAGGAGCAAGGAGCCATCCAAAAATCGCGCACTGAGCAGTCTGGTGCGCAGGCAAATGCCTTCATGATGGCCAATATGGTGCGATAAAGCCATGATCATCGAGCCAAATCACCTCGTCGACGTTGTTGACCGCGCGATTCAGGGCAATTCTCACGCCATTAAGGCGTGGGGACATATCCGTAAGGCCATTCTTGTGGGCCGAGACATGACGATGGACGAAGCTGGCGAGTTCTACGAGGCATATGGCGACGCTGCAACGCTGCCAAAGGTCAAAATGACGGCCATGGATGACGACTTGGTGGTCAATCTGAGCGAGGTTATCTGATGCCGACGCTCCCACCCGGCTTCACTGGCAAGGTTGTCCCGCAGAACCCTAGCTGGGTTGCGCGAGCTAGCCAATCTATCCGCTATGCCATCACAGGTGTAGGCCCCGATAACTGGTTCGGCCCCTGGCAGCCACTAGCTCCATTCGCATCCCAGGATGCAGATTCGGGTGTACGTGGGCGCCGTTATGACTATCCGACGGGCAGGAACCTCAACTATATCCCGCGCGGTGACACTGTCATCAGCTTCAAGGACCTGCGGGCGATCAGCTACAACTGTGAAATCCTCCGTGGTGTTATAGAGGCGCGCTGTGATCAAATTGCTGCTATGGACTGGGTTATCCGGCCGCGCCTTGCAACAACCCTGGGAGCAGCGGATGATGACTCCTCAGAGGGGGCGGGCTTCGACGACCCCGCAGACAATGCGCAGAAGCTTGCCAAAGCCAATACGGGAGCAGCTGGCTCAGCGACGGGTAATGGTAAAGGCGGGCCTGGCATGTCTCCTCCTCGAGGCATGTCTGCTCTTGCTAGTCTGTCTGGTAACAACTCACCGGTGATGAGCCAGAAGTCGCTCAATTCACTGCGCGTCCCTCGCGATACGGCACAGCGCATCAAGAAGCTGACCGACTTCTTCACCTACCCAGATAAGGTTCATACCTGGGATCAGTGGACGCGTGCCATCAATGAAGACATGTTTGTCCTAGATGCCGCTACCATCTGGAAGCGCCGGACGCGTGGTGGTGATCTATACAGCCTCGAGTTCCTCGCGGGTGAGACCATCTTCCCGCTGATCGATGCTCAGGGTCGGCGTCCAACGGCAACTGGTGAGCCTGCTTTCCAGCAGATCCTCCACGGGATCCCTGCTGCTGACTATACGGCCGACGAGTTGCTGTATATGCCGAGGAACGTGAAGACCAATCGTCTCTATGGGGTCTCTCCTGTAGAACAGGTCGTTCTGACGGCAAATACAGCAATCCGCCGCGCTGTGTTCCAGCTGGAGTACTACCTGAGCGGCTCCAACCCAGACGCCTTCGTAGGGCTGCCTGAGACCTGGAACCTGCAGAACATCAAGGACTTCCAGCAGTGGTTTGACGGCCTTATGGAGGGGAATCTCGCCAATCGCCGTAAGACCCGGTTCATGCCGGGTCAGTTCAAGTACGTCGAGACGAAGGAGCCGCCCCTCAAGGACGAGTACGATGAGTGGCTGGCTCGTGTAATCTGCTTTGTCTTCGACGTTGACCCTGAGCCCTTCATCTCCAAGGTCTCACGTGCTTCAGGGGGTTCTGGTCGTGCACGCGCTCTGGAGGAGGGCAAACTGCCTCTGCAGCGATGGTGGAAGCAGATCATGGACCAGATCATTCGGTTCGACATGAAGGAACCGGATCTAGAGTTCGTGTTCCTGGAAGATCGGGAACAGGATCCCAAGACCCAGATGGACATTGACACCGGCTATGTGAAAGCAGGTATCTACTCTATCGACGAAGTCCGCGGTGATCGCGGCCGCAAGCCTCTGGGTGGTGTCGCTGAGACCCCGATGCTGGCCACCACAAGTGGTTATGTTCCACTGGGGGCTCTCACAGGAGCCAATGCTGTTGCTGCTATGGCCTCACAAGGGAGCCCTGCGGCTACTACCATCCACGGAACGTCCACAGGGGACAGTCACGGAGTAGGCCCTGCGCCAGCTGGTGGCGGTGATCCGACAGGCGGCGGGATCGGTAACTGATGTCAGGTTCAACCTCAACACCCACCATCTATGCACGCGTAGGAGATACATTCTCCTGGGCTGGTGTCGTTTCGCTGCCCATCAATCAGACATGGGCGGCTGAGACAGGCTTGCGCCGTACGGTCAATGGTGTCCCTCCTGTGGACCCTGACTTCACGATCCCGACAACACTGACCCTGATAGGTGTCAACGCCAACAACAACACCCTGGATGACTATACGTTGCTACTCGCAGAGACAGCAGCAAATACGGCTAACTGGGCAACACTGACAAGCTTGTCAGGTACCACTACTCTGCTGGCTGCGATCAAGTTCTATGACACGCAAAACCCTGTAGTCCAGCAGACTAGCTCGCCGTTCAACGTGGTGTTGTCCTTCCCGTTGGTGCCAGTCATTGCCTAACGTAACCCTCAACCTATCGCCCACGTGGCAGATACCGCCGATTGTGCTCACTAGCAATGAGCAGAATCCGGTACAGCTTGTCCCTACGATGAGCCCTATTACCATCTCCAACAACCAGGGAGCAGCTACAAATGTGGCGCTCCAGGCACTGCTTCAGGGTCCTCCTGGGCAGCCCTACTTGGGGAATGAACCCTATACAGCAACCATTTCGGGCGGAGTCGTCACCGAGAACCTTGACGGGCAGGAAATCACTACGACCTTCAACGGTGGCACAATCACAGCTGTGTATGGTGCTCCGATATCCCAGACCTGGAAGACGATCATCTCCGGCGGGACCATCGTGACGAGTAGGTCAGCCTAATGCCCGTAGCAATCTCAATCACCCTCGACGGTGCAGGCAATCCTATCACTGCGGCAAACCCGATGCCTATCGATGGCACGGTTGACGTCGTAGGGACTGTTGCTGTCGCAGGCATTGTCGATGTAGCAGGGACTGTAGATGTCTATGGTACAGTAGCTGTCAATGGCGGGACAGTTGCAGTCAGCAACTTTCCGGGGACACAAACTGTTGCTGGTACCGTCAACATCACAGCTGCTGACACTGTAGCTGTTAGCGGTTCAGTTGTCAACGCGGGTGGCAGTGTCGCCATCAGCAACACTCCGACAGTCGTCCTCAGCTCCTCAACAGTCTCCATTGCGGCGGCGGATACTGTTGCAGTTGCGGGTACTGTCTCTATTGGCAACACCCCTAGTGTAGTAGTCAACAGCGGTACGGTTAACGTCGGCAATTTTCCAGGCACGCAGACTGTTGCGGGCACCGTTGGCATATCTGGCGGCACGCTTGCCGTAAACGGTGGAACGGTTTCGATCGGCAACTTCCCCGCTACGCAAACAGTAGCGGGAACTGTTAGTGTATTGGCGAGCGAAACGCTTGCGATTAGCGGCACGGTAGTAAATGCCGGCGGTAGCGTCAGCATCAGCAATTCACCTACGGTAGTTCTTAGCTCCACCACGGTGTCTGTGGCGAATTTCCCAGGCACGCAATCGGTTTCGGGCACGGTAGGCGTCAGTGGCGGCACTATAGCTGTTTCGGGCACAATACCTGTCTCGGGCACTGTGAATGTCACGGCGTCAGAGACGCTTGCGGTAGCCGGCACGGTTAGTATCGGCAATACGCCTAGCGTTGTTGTCAACTCTGGCACGGTGATTGTATCGGGGCATGCCGCGACCGCCGGCGATACATCGATCACGACCGGAGGAACCGCGCAGAACCTGTTCGGCGGAACGACACCGGCCAACGGTTTTGCCGTCTACAATCCAGATCCGTCCAACGACCTTTGGGTGTCGGACTCCACGACCGCGGCGGCGAACGGTCAGGGCTCCATACGAGTAGCGGCCAATGGCGGCTGCTACGAAACGCCGCCCTGGTATAAGCCGGTAGGCGTAGTCTCGATTGTTGGCGCTGTGACGTCTCAGAAGATAACCGCGAGATACTGGTAATGCCTGTCACCATCCCGGTTCCACCTGATGTCTACGCCCCCCTGTTCGGCACCGGCGCTGACGGCAACGTCACGATAACCGGGACGACCGTTCTGACGCGCGACATGTGCTACAACAACCTGACGATCAGCGGCGCCGGGAAGCTGCTGATGGCGTCCTTCCGGGTCTACGTCGCGGGGGTGCTCGATATCAGCGCCGCGCCCACCGGGGCGATAGCCTGGGAGACCGGCGGCACCAGGAGCGGCTCCAACGGCGGCCGGCCCAACGGCGGGGCCGCTGGCTACATCGCGTACGGCGTCCACTACGTCCCGCAGGGTTGGCCGGGCGGCGCCGGTGGCGCCGGCTCCACAGGCGCGGCCACCGCTGGCAGCAGCGGTTCCACGACGAACCTGAACTACAGCGGCGCCGGAGGGGCCGGGGGCGCGGGCGGCGCAGGCTCCACGGGCGCGGCCGGTGCCGGCGGGGGCGGCGGCGTTGCCACGTCGTCCGTTGCGATGCCGGCCCCGAACCCGACCCCCCAGTATCTCGTGTTGAACGGATCTCTGGGTCTGATAGAGGGGGGCGCCGGCAGCGGCGGCGGCGGTGGCGGTAGCGGTGACGGCACCCACGCGGGCGGCGGGGGCGGCGGCGGCGCGGTCGGCGGTGACACCGTGCCCCTATTCGCCTACACGATAAACCGCGGGCCCTCCACGGCGCCGGGCGCGATCTCGGCGGTGGGCGGCAATGGCGGCGCTGGCGGCAGCCCAACGATCGGGAACGCGGGCGGCGGGGGCGGCGGGGCCGGCGCCGGAGGAGGCCGCGTGTGGATCTGCTGCCACTCCCTGATCGGATCGACCGGCACCAATATCGTCGACGTCAGCGGGGGCAACGGCGGCGCCGGCGGCTCCCCGTTCGGCAGCGGCGCGGCCGGCTCCGGCGGGAACGCCGGGCTAGGCGGTGGGTTCGAGCTGATCGTCCTGAGCACACAGACCTACCTCCAGAACCCACCGGGCACTCCGGTGGCGTCGGGGCCGACCGGCTCCGTCGGCGGCGTGGCGGCAACGGTCCAGATAGGCTTTTAGGCACGGAGGGGCGGATGCCCGAACTCATCGACGCCTTTGGCGAAACGGTCACCGACAACGGCGGCGGCAGCTACTCCCGGGGCGGCGTGGCCGTCGAGGCCGCTAGCGGTGCGGCCGCCCTGGTGGTGTTCGCGGGGATGG